GCATCTCAAGTGTATCGGCTACCTCTTTACCTTTATGCAATGCAGCACAGTCCATGATGCCTGTCAGTGATACACCAAGCAAGCGTTCTTCCTCTGTATTATTCTTCCAAATCTTACGCAGATAACGAAAGTTTGTTAGTGTAGCTTGGAATGTACCCAGAATAGTAGCAAGCCGTACCTTCTCTTTCAAAGAGAGAAGCGTATCTGTTTCACGTGCAACTACCTCAGACAAGTTACAGAACTGGTATGGACGAAGGATAATCTCAGAGCAAGGATTACAACCAAAGTCTTGGTCAGCATCACGCCTACCATTCTTGGCTGCTTGCTTCTTAGATGATTCACGATTGAAGATACCACGTTCACCTGACTTGCTGTCGTACAGTGACAACCATTCACGCATGAATGTACCCATCTCTGGCTTCTGCTTGTACGCTACAGAGTTATTAGCCAACGCACGTTGCCCTTCATTCTCCCACCACTGACCTGATTTAGCGTGAGCCATCTGGTCATCGTTAAGATTAGACAATGAAATCAATGCACTACGGCGTACACCACCAACGACTACCACTTCACCAATCTTACACATGATGTCGTGACATTCTATTGGGTAGAGTCTACGTCCCTTTGCACCTTTGAACTTCTGTATGACAAACTCAAACAGTTCTACCAATGGCTGTGGGCCTGACGCACGACCACCGAATGTCTTCAGCCTTGCACCTGCTGGGCGTACCTCTGATACATCCCACTTAGGAACCTGACCAGTGTACAACATAGCAATCAATTCTTTCAGTGACTTAGCCCAACCCGGACGACTGTCACCTACCTTGATTACTGTGTCTGTGTTATGAAACTCTTCATTCACAATAGGCAGCTTCTCAATATTGTGACGTTCAACGCTAAAGCCAACGCCAGTGCCACACATAAGGATGTACATAGTCTCATCAAAGGCACGTGGGCTATCCACAGGTACGTATGAACAGTTGTATCCACCTACATGGCAACGGTCTAGTGCTGGGCCGCTAGTCATCAATGCCCTCATACTAGGCATGATTGACTGATTCAATACAGCTTCTTCCAGTTCAGACCTCAAGTTGTCAGATAACTTATAATTATTATTGATAGCCAAGTGATTAGCCATATAATCAAAATATCTTGATACTGTTTCATTCCAAGTTTCTCTTCTTTGTTCATCTTCTTTCCACCTTGCATAGCGTGAGAGGGCAATAAAATTTTGATAGTCTGTTGGTAGCTGATTGTTCATTTAATACTCCATTACTGTTCTAATTGTTTTAATTGTTACACCATCTATGTCATGTAAAATATCAACTAAAGCATCTTCTAATTCTTCATCTACACGTCCATCTGCTGGTATAGCGTATTCCTCATCGTCAATATTAAAAGTTATAAACATTTTAACTCGCATCTGCCATAACCTCTTCAATCAACTTATCCAGATACCATCTGGCTTTCTCTAAATCCTCTACAGGCTTTTCTTTGTAGTCAAATCGCCATAGATACTTCATAATATTACCTTGCAGATAATATTTAAAGCCATCACCAGTAGCTGCAGAGATAGCATGAATACATTCAATACCTGTTTGATTGTAATGTGGTGGACTGTTGACCATATCTACTGCATCTGATTGCTTATTAGCTTGCTCAGATTTAGTATTCATCCACCGACTATCTACCTCTGTAGCTTTAGCTTTCATAAACTCCTCGTGTCTCATCATGCGTTCCCCTTTGTTTTACTGCCAAAACTTAACTTAACTACATTAGAATCTGTATATTCTACTTTTGCTATTCTATCCTCAATATCTTCTATTTCATCTGAGTTGTCAAGCATATAGTGTTCCATAGTCTCTAAAAATTGTGGGTTTTCATCCATATAAGATACACAACAGGCAACTAAATTTGTCAAATGCATAAGATGTAACATACTCTCTCTATCCATTGGATTTGTTTTGTCTGTAACAATATTTACTTCTAATTCCCCTGTCCATGAATTTTCATCATCTAACATTGGTTTTAGTTCCACATAAAATGATTCTGGATTATACATGATTATCTCCTTTTAATTTTTGTACCGCTAAACTTTATAAAGTTAGGGTAGCTGTTCTTACCTTTTTCCTTCAACCAATCTTCGGGTATAATCCGGTCATAATATCGGAAGCCATATTTTGTACACCATTCACCATATGTAGACTTAGCACCCTTACGTAGTTTGCGTCTGCTGCTTTCAAACACAAAACGAATATCCAATTTGGGATGCTGCTTTTGTATAGCCAGATGCTTGCGTCTATCTGCTGCGGTGAACATACCTTTTGTTTCAATAATGATACCATTGAACAGCACGAAGTCTGGTGTGTAGGTTCTGTATGCAAGGTCTTCCCACTCAATCTTAACTTGCTCATATAAGAAGTCTACTTTGAGTTCTGTTAGGTAGTCAGATACCTTGAGTTCCAGACCGCTACGATAGCCATACTTTCGTGCTGCTCTGAATTGTTTTGCGTTAGGCAATGTCACGCCATAGCATTGATGGTAAGGTGTATCTGTAATTTGTATTACGATACCCTAAAGATTTAAGTTCTTCCTGAATTGCTTTATCCGCTTCATTACGTGCTGCAATAGCATCTCGCAACCCAGCAGTTTTTCTGTCACGATACTCTTTACGCAATTCAACAAGGCGTTGTTCTGTAGCTTTAATTTCATCCAATAAAGCATCAAATTCCAGTCTGTCATCATTCATCTTTATACTCCTCTTTTAGTTCAATGTATTGCACAATTTTAGGAAACTTAGCCTGTGACTTTACCTGTTCTCGTTCAATTAGATTAGGCCAACAAGTATTTTTAAAATCACAGAATGTACAGTGTTTATTAAGTACTTTGTTTCCTGTTTCCTTTCCCCTGAAGGTTTCAGTCTCAGGCTCAAAGCATCTTTTAAATTCGTTAGCCTTAACCGTTTTGACTGCTTTCTTTATATTGGTTATTTCTTTTTCAATGTCAATACCTGTAGCTGGTACATATTTAAATTTTCCATTGGCTTTGTTTACTACCCACCAGCCGCCAGCTTTTTTACCAGAAGCCTTTGCATAACCAGCGAGTTGTCCTATGTAGCCAAAGCCATCACCGCTGGCAAGGGTGCTGTAGGATTCAAACTTGTTTCTGTATGACCAGTCTGAAGCTGATTTAATATCATCAACTGCACCATCAAGGATAAGGTCATAAGAACCAGAAATGCTATCGTCACCAACATCAAGAGTAACTTTGTCCGTGTCTTCATACTTTACTCCCGCCTCTGTTAATAGTCCTTTGAAGACAGCTTCAACGATGTCTCCAATCATCATGTTCATTACGAAGTTATTTGATTTAGTTTGCGCAGCCTCTGGCTTGTTTTTTTCAAACCATAGTTGACAGGTTGGCCTACCAACATTAGACATACGCAAACTAAATTCTTTTTTCTCACGCTTACCGAATTGGCGGCGTAAGGCATCCATTATGTCAGTGCCAATTTGTTTAATAGTTTCTTCTGAAATTTCACTATTACCATTGGCAGCGTCACTCATGTACTTATGCAACGCCAATTCAGCAGGGTGATTCATTATGCTGCTCCTTCTTCCAGTTCAATGTCAATAAAATCTTCAACAATATCAACATCTTCTTCAGACATAGCTGCTTCTTGACGCTGACTTGTTTTAGCATCCCACTCTTTGTAGATATAGTCATTGAAGTTTTTTACCCAAGCAAGAAAGTTTCCAAACTGCTCGTGATCTTCCGCTTCAATCTCGTGTGATGCTTTCAGGTTAGCTTTACAAATTGGTGTAAAGTAACTTGATCCATTCGGAAGTTTGTTTTCTTTTGGATCAGAGAAAACAATTTCGTGTTCTGGTGGAACAAGTTCCAGTTTAGTAAACTTACCAAACTCTTCACCTATAATCTTAAAGGCTTCCTTGTTGTCAATTTCCCATATGAAAGGTGTTGTGACATTATCAACAGGTTTACCCTGCGAATCAACAGCATCCTTCATAGTGACAATACCAAAGATAATACGAACACGTTTAATCTGACGAATTAAATCCTGCATATCTGCTGGTAGTGCTTTGAAATCCTCAATCCATCCAGAAGGTTTTCCACAGTTAAATTTACCTGTGTTGTCTTTAAGATCATCATCAAGTGATATATCCATTATTGTACGATGGAATGTACCCTTTGGCTCATTAGGCTTTGGGTTTTTATTGGCAACGTATCTACGATACTGAAAGCGTTGCATAAAAGGACGAACACTTATGTTCTTGCTGTAATAGAATGTTGAATTTTCACCTTCTACTACTTCAAGACGATATGTGCCACCCTCAACAACTTCCACATTTGTTAGTTTACCGTTAATTTCAGCTTGACCCATCACAGGTTGATGCCATAGACGAAGACGATTTAATGTACTGGTCTTCTTAGTACCCTTCGCTCCATCAGCAGCAAATCCCATTAACTTGTTCATTGCTGCATAATTATCGGTGTGTATTGTTACAAGATCATTCATATAATTTTACTCCTTTCGTGTCTTGAACGCATAGTTATATCACGCTACATCCTTAGTGTCAAGCCAATTCGGTCCTATTTTTGCTTCTAATAAAAGAGGAACATTTAACTGTATTTTAAACTTAGAATTAACTAAGTCTGTTAAGTTATTGTTTGTCTCATTTATTATTGCAATTACCTTCTGCTCTTCATCTGGATGAATATCTATAACAATAGAATCGTGTACAGTATTCACAATGCAACTATGCATATTTTCTAGTTGCTTGTCAATATATAAAAGTGTTAATGGCACAATATCTGCTGTTGCAAATGACTGCACAGGGTAGTTTTTTATCTGTGTAAAGTTTGTAACTGTACCATTTTGTCTTCTGGTTACGTTAGGAAAATAAAACTGCCTACCAGAAGGTGTAGTTATCATATTAGTTGTTACAGCTTCTTTAGCCAGTCTGGTATGCCAAGCTGCGACCCCTTTGTACTTTTCTGTAAAGTGTTCGTAGTATGCCGCTTCTGCTGGTGTTCTGCCGAAACCTGTCGCACCGTAGAGTGGCGCGAATGTATGTGCTTTCGCATCCTGTCTACTCGTAGGTTGACCAGCATCACTAATAACTTTAGCGGTGTATGAGTGTACATCAAATCCAGTAGATACTTCTTCAATAGCAACTCCATCTTGTGATAAAAATGCGGCGGCACGAAACTCAAGCTGGGCAAAGTCAGCTTCCATTATCTTACCACCCTCAAATCGTGACACAAATACTTTCTTAACAGGGAATGTGCCGCCACGAGGCATATTCTGCATATTAGGATCAGCACCAGAAAAGCGACCAGTAGCTGTGCGATGCTGTAATAGACGGACGTGTAACTTACCATCCGCTTTTGTGAAGGTTTCAATGCCTTCAACAAACGAAGATAAATACGTATCTAAAGCACTAAGGCGTTTTACTTTATGTAAAAAACTCTTTGCTTCATCCATATTCTTTTCTTTTGCAAAACTCTCAAGAATGTCTAGGTTTGTTTTGGATGTAGTAAATCCATGCGCACTTATCCATTTAGCTGTAGGTGCAGAGAAACGAAGACCAGCAATTTCATTAGTAGGTATAAAGTGAAACCCAACACCAGCACAATCCTTGCAAGTAGAAGGTTTAGCATATGGTGTACCATTCTTTTTCATCTTATGAACTTTACCACGACCATAACAGCTAGGGCATTGCTTTGCTTTTGTTTTAAAAACAAGTTCAGAATTTTCCCTTACAGTATCTTTGAATACATCTTTTTTCATGTAAGGATCAAAGCAATTCTGCCACATAGCTTTATCAATAGGCTTACGACTATAAATAACTTGAGATAACTGCTCTGGGCTATTTAAGTTTACTGGCGTATCCCCCATCAAATCAGACACCTGCTTTTGTAGTTCGTTTGTAAGTTGAATCTTCTCTTGTTCAAATTCTGTACGAACAGATGCTAATGCTTCTTTGTCTACAGAGAAACCACGCTGATATATACGTGCGAGGCAAACAGCTACCTGATTAGTCAGTATAACTGTTTCCATTAACCCTGCATCCTTTTCTGTATTAAGACGATAATACAATTTATCAGCTAATTGCTGAGTAGCATGAAGGTCAGCAGATAGATATTCACATAACTCATTGTGAGGTATATCACGAGTACTATAACCCTTCTTGAAGTATTCTTTTAGTGTGTCTTGCTTTTTAGTATCCAGTTCATAGCGTTCTGCACAAGCCTCAAGAGATAATGGTTCTTTTTGTCCACGTTGTAGTACATACTCTCCTAACATTGTGTCAAACACAGGCCCATCATATTTAAATCCAGATTCCCACAGCCACATCAAATCGTAGGCGGCATTGTGTGCGATGATGATAGTAGCTTGGTCAAGCCACTTTTGAAGCAGGTTGTGTCCGTGGTATGTATGCTCACGCTCACTGTGGTCAAAGGTAATCAGGTCTTCCTGCCCTTGGTCAGTAAGCACACCTACCATAACCAATGTATTCTCTGGCTCAAATGGGTCAAGGTGCATCTTACCATCACGTTGTGTTACTGTATTTTCTATATCAAGTGTTAATTTCATCTAACTTCTCCTTATGTGCTTGTAGGTATTTAACTGCGTTAATTACAGTTGTCAAGTCATCTCTGAAACCACCAAGCCCATCATTACAGTGTTTACATATATAACCACGAAAAGTATTTGTATCGTGACAATGATCAAGTACCCATGTCCCCAATAGCTTTTGTCCATATTTATTTACTTCGTCAATGGTACGTTTACAAATAGGACATTCATAGTCTGCTTCCTGTGGATACAGGTTTTCCTTTCTCAACTCAGCAATTACTTTACGATGTCCCGACTGGCAAGACCTACAGGTTCTTTTAATTTCAGCCTCACCAGTTTTTGTGTAGGACATCTGTTGAAAGTTAGTCACAGGCTGTCTGATGTCACATTTGATACAGACTAAACCATCTTCACATAACTCATCTAGTTTATCTTCTAAAAAGAAATCTAATTGTGTCATGCCGTATACCGTCCAGTACGGTAATCTAGTTCGCAGTGTACAACCCCATGCCACCCAGATAACTTGTTCTTAACAACATTGAGGTGACGCTGTAGGTCTTCAACATTGGGGTCATCGTCTTGCTTCATTGGATTCTTTGCAATCAATATCATAAGGTCAGCTTCTGCAGCTTTACCTGTACGAGAACCTTCCATCATTGACTGATTGAGAAGAACCTTACCTTCTGCCTCTGCAGATAACTGAGACATATAAAAGACTGCACATTCATATTGCTTTGCAATCATACGAGCATGAATTGCATTAGCCTTTAGTGCCTCATCAGGACGAGCAAAGCCACCAGTACGAGCAAACTTATCGCCCATGTCTAGCAGAACAACATCAGGCTTATATGTTTTGCATACAGATTCAACCCATGCCATGTCACGTCCTGTAGCATCTTTAATCTTAATGCGTTCTTTTACAGGTGAGTATAAGTCACGAGCCTTTGCTGGATTAGATTTAATCTCTTTCATTGTCATACCTGTAGCGGCTGTAAGATAACGTGCGCCTACACGATGGCTACCTTCCTCATTACAGAGAATGATACAGTTAGCACCTTGAGATGCTAGACCGCCCGGTGATGCAATCAAGCTGGCATGAAAAGATGTCTTGCCTGTATTTGGTCTTGCACCAATCTCAATAAGATGTCCAGCATTGATACCTTCAACCTGACGTGTAAGGCTAGGAATATTAAACGTCCAACGTGCCTCAAGGTCATTCTTTGCAAGCAGTGTTTCAATGTCCATGTCATCCCACTCCACGTTAAGGTCAGGGGTAAAGTCATCATTGTATTGTTCAATTAAACGCCGCAACGGTTCTAGGCTCGTCTGTGTACCATTAACAAAGTCAAAGCCAATGTTGGCTACATCTTCACCAACTACCTGCTGAAACAATTTAGATAGCACTTCCTGTGCTACATCTTCACCAAGCGGCTGTTCTTTCTTTACCTGCGCAAACAGAGCCGCATAAGCAGTCTTCTGTGCAGTGGTCATTGATGGGTTGTTTGAGATAAACAGTGCCTCTACTTCATCAGGTGTAACGGTACGTTCATAACGTGACATAGCTGAATCAATAGTCTGCTTAATCTTACGAGCATCCTTGCCAAACAAACGGTCAGGACACCTAGCCCCACGATGATTGTCGTAGAACTGTTTATTCATTAAACTTCTAATGAGTGATAATTCCATTTAGCTTCTCCATATCTGTCGGGTTACGATATTTCAAATCGTCTTTAATGCGTAGTACACGAACATCGTTTACATGACCACGTAATTCTTTTGCAAACTGCAAATTCTTAGGTAGGGCATCGGGGTCTAATGCAACTACGGCTGTTGAGAACTGTGCAAGATACCCTTTATGCGATTCTTGTAGAGATGTACCAAGTATCGCAACCCCGACAAAGGATTTAATGCCACCAACCACGGCTGCACTCACACAGTCCTCAACAACAACTGCGACTTTACCATGTCCATACGAATATGGCAAGCCACTATTTCCATATCTTTTCCATTTAGGTAGACGCTTACCTATGGCACGGCCTGTAGCATCTACAGTTACACCATCGTGTATAACGGGGAAGACCACCCTATCGTCCTTCACATCGTACATCACACCTAATTCGTCAGGGTCTAACTGATAGCGATAACAGAAGGCCAGTACAGTACGTTTGTTACGATGTGGAACAATGTAATTGGGCATTTCAAATGTCTGTGTTTCTGTAGCATCTGCTACACTACGCATATTCTTTATATCCTGTACTGATAACCGTACACGAGCATTACCACCAACAGTACAAGATACTTTGTAGCAATTCCACAATAAAGCACCCATATTATTTGTCACAGTAAATGTTTTATAGCCACCACAAATAGGACAATTAAGCCTACGAGATTCACCATTAGAAACATTTAAGTCTTCTACATAAGTTTTCATGTTCATCATTATAATATCCTTATTATATATGTTTATATATAGTCCGTTGGGCAATGACGATGTTTTAATATCATATATTTTAACTACCGTCAATCCCTTTTCGTGCATTTAATGCTAAATTAGCACTAGCAAATGTGTTTTTCATGTATGGTTTAACTGACTGTGGATTAGCGTGTCCTGTAACCGACATAATTTGTGCCATATCCACACCCGCATCTACCATTTCAGTTGTACCTGTACGCCGCAAGTCAGATAATCGTAGTTCATCTGGTAATCCAGCCTCTTGCATCACCTTACGTGCTAGTTTAGGTAGCTTTGTAAGGCCGTAGGGGGCGTATACACCGCGTCTAGGGCGTGTAGAGGGGGCTACATACTCCTGAAAGCCAAAGGCCCCTCTCTGGTCTTCTAGCATTGATGCTAATTCTTCTGAAATTGGCAAAAATACCTCTGCCCTACGTTTTGATTGCTTGATGTGTACACGTTTATTGTCTAAGTCTAAGTCAGACCATTTCAATACTCGCATATCCCCTAGTCTCTGACACCATTCATAGGCCATATGTGCTATAAGTCCTATGTTTCTTGTATGAAACTCTGTGTACGCCACATCAAGAAACTTGAGTACCTGTTCACGTGTCCAGACAACCTTACGAGGCTTCGTTCCACGCCTTTTAACACTCAAGAATGGATTGATGAGGCACAATTCCATATTCAGCCCATGATTGATGGCAATACGAGAGGCAGACAAGACGTGGTTTGCCAATGCCACGCCTCTGTCACACCATTCATTGTACGCTTCTTTAGCCATACGAGAAGAAACTTTTTCACAATCACACTCGCCAAATCTTTTGTCTTGTACAACTGTGTCCAACATAATACCGATATGGTACTTATATTGTGCTTTAGTTTCTTCCCGCAATTGCTTGAAATCATAGGAAGAATAGTAATCTTTTACTACTCGTTCTAGTTTCATTATGCTGCCAATGCTCTAAATTGAGGTGCTTCAATCCACTTAGCAACTTCCTGTTCTCTAGCCCACATAGACTGTGCTTCAGTGTCGTTGCCCGTGTTACGAAGATTAAAACCATTACGCTCGTCAGCATAGCTGGCGTAGTTGGTAAAGGCAGAGTACAATGCCCAGAGATTACGTCCACGAGTGGCAACCTCTTGGTTATATAAGCTGAACATCTTCTCTGATTTATTTTCTGATTTAATTATAGCGTCCAGCAGATTTTTTACATTTTCAGCTTTTAGACTGATTGTTGCCCAACGCTGAAACATATCAGCAGACTTATCAAAGTCTTTAATGGTTGTCTTTAACTGATTAATAAACACACCCAAATTAAAGTTTGATGTATTCTTACGCTTAACTTTATCATAATCGCCTGTAATCATTCCATTAGTGCAAAAGAAATCAATCGCACCAAAGAACACCATATTACTACAGGAACCATCAATACCATGTAAGGCAATCAAACGAGGCGCAATGGTTGTTGTGTGCTTATCTGTTTCAATCTTACGCAACTTGTTTGGCATAGTCATGTCCATCATAGCCCATGCATTATTTTTAGCAGTGCTATATTTTATGTTCATGTTGTTGCATACATCAGAACCCAAGTGTTCAGAGATTGTGTTATGTGTTCTGGTAAAAAAATCACCGTGACTTGCACAAGTAAAGTCCTTACCAACAATCCCAAGATATTCGCCTGTATTTCCATTGATGACGTATTTAGATTTGTCAAACTTTGTAGTTTCAAATTCTACAGGAAAGTTTAGGTGGTCTGGAACCAATTCATTTGCTGTAAAGTCTAATGGCATATCTATTCTCCTTTTCTAAAGTGTAGCACCTGCTACAGTGCCAAGTGATACTGTGTTATATAGGGTTATAGACGCAGTGTCAAGTCTCAATGTTGAAATCGTGCTTAACTTGATCTGCGGCGGCTTCAAGTTCTTGAAGTTCATATGCAGGAATATACTTAACACCAGTATAGATACCGTCATGTGCAATACTTTCAGCCCATTTGTGTAGTTGTATGACGCTTGCAAGCAAGTCAACAGGAACTTGATTAACAATCTTTTGACGTTCTTTACGTTCTTGTTCACGCTTCTTTTCAAAGAAAGCCATACGTTCATCCATAGTCATATTATCTAGTTTTTTTGTCATATCATATCTCCTTTATAGTAAAGCAAGTAGGGGTAACACTACAAATATAAATACTACAACATCCATTGTGGCATCTCCCTTCCTTTGTTGTATCGTGCAAAAGCACTTTTGTCAACCTTGTAGAACCTGCGATAAGCAATGATAGGCCAGTTCTCATCCGTCTTTAGGTCATCGTGTCCACTGAAACACTGTGGATGTGGTGTCATAAAGTTGGTTGTGTCAGGTATTTTGCAGACACCAAACTCCAATGCATGATAATGCTTGCCAGCACCATGCTGTTTGCCATAGCGGTGTGTATACTCACGAAGCATTGCATCATATAGCCGGAAGGCATAGCCGTAGTTACGCTGGTTGTCCATTGCCCACAGTGTGCAAGGGTGCTTCTGATGCACAGGCTTGTATAAACCACGAGCCTCTGCATACTCAGGTGCATGATGCCACAGTGCAGTACATAGCATCTGTGCTTCTTCCAATGGCATCTTGACAATATGCTGGTCACACAGTGACTTAGCGATAGCATCGGGGTGATGCTCAATTAAAAACCTGTTCATGTGTCATTCTCCCACTTTATGTTGAGTTCAATTTCATTCCACGCAGATTCATAGGCAGCATCCCAATTAGTATGGTATCCTCTGTCTACGTCTTCGTCAGCCATTAAGATTGCCCAATGGTTAATGCAAGGCTCGTGGTCTAGTGGTAACTCATGCTCAATTAGAAATCTATTCATCTGCAATCGTCCTCATCAAATTTACAACGTGTTGTGTAGTATGCCATCAACAGTGCGGCAACCTCTGGGAATGTTTCCCAATCAGGTCTGCTACAATTCCACTGATGGTCAATCTCGCTGTCAAGCGCAACCAGTATGGCGTTGACTTGTTTCTTTGGTAAGTTAAGTGTTATCATCTTCATTCTCCTCTGCGTCTAAGATAGCCCAATATTGGTCAAAGGTATACACTTGTGTATCTGTTTCAACTTCCATTGGGTATGCACCGAAATGGGCATAGTGTTCATACACATATTCTTTGATGGCTTCATAGTCCACGTTCATCCTCATTCTCCTTCGGTAAGTATACATCTACATCACAGCCACAGTTAGGGCAGTGCAAGTTAGTCACCATTGCATATGTATCTTCACATCCATATGCTTCAGCATCATGGTCACATCCCCATATCAGTTCTGTATTACAGTGCCAACAGTTCATGTGTCATTCTCCTCATCAAAGTAAAAGAATATACGGCACTCATCACCCATGTCATCAGCAAGAAACCAACCTGATGGTTCAGCATTTTCTTTTGCAGGGCAAGTCAGCATCCATTCCCAAAACTCTTGTCGTGTCATCGTATAACTCCCAATACCCAATTCTCTGCACAGTTTTCGGCATACACCTCACTGTGTCCTTTGATGTTGCGTTCCTCAATGATAGCACCATCCTGCATCATGTACACAGTATAGCTACCATCAGGCTCTACAAAGACAGTCGCTTTGCGGTATGCACCCATGCCACGACTGCAATCTTCATCACTATAAAACTCATGCAACAGCATCTTCATTCTCCTCTGCGTGTTCAGCTATGTATTCACTAATACCAAACTCATCATCCAGTTCGGGGTAATCTTCCACTACACTTTCCACATCAGTAGTACACCAGTCATCACCATCGGTATATTCACCAATGTATCCCCAACCTTCATCAAGGTAACGTGCTGTCACCTCAAAGCCCATGTCTACCAGCTTGTCATAGATAGGCATAGGTGGTGACCATGCAGTGTAGAAGTACAGTTGTAATGTGTTAGCGTCAAAGCGAGTGCAGTGTGATTCATACACATCCCACTTTGTACCCCAATTCTGTAGACGCCACTCGTACCAGCCTGTCACACCATTCTCATCAAATCCTGCTGTGCCTTCAAGTTCCTTTGGCATAGGGATAAGTGTCTGGCACAGTGGCGTGTCATCTGTGTTCATGATGTTGTAAATCATGTCAATCTGCTGGCTGTCAGCGTGTGACAGGATTACTCTGTTGTCTGTATGATTAGGCATATCAAAACTCCTTCCATGCTATGTAAAACATTACAAGTATACACACTATATAAAACGCTAGTATGAATCCCATTACAATGCCATCTGTTTCCATTTGTCGCACCTGCTACAATTAAGTAGTCTGTCCATAGTTAAGCATACGTTCCTGTGTATGACGCTTGAACTTAGCCAGCTTACGGCGATTATGCTTGGCAGACCAGTCACGACTGTTCTTCTTGCCCTTTGGCTGACGCTTTGCTTTTTCTATATTCATGTTCCCATGCATCTTTCTGCTCCTTTTTACGATTGTATTTGGTATTGTCAGGCACTACCTGTGACCTACGTCTGTTCTGTAACATAGTCTTTGCAATAGGATTTATGCGTTTAATCATAATTGCCTCATAATCCTTCCATATTTGTAGCAGGTGCTACACTTAGTGTTGATGTAATAGAATAGTCTTACGCTTACCAATGGTAGTCTGCGAGAAACAGCCAGCTTTGCAGATACCACAGTGACCTTTCAAGCCCTTGCCAGTCTTAGGGCAGTCAAACAAACGCTCACCATCGGGGTCATGCGTCACGCTGTCATCACCATAAAACATAATATTCCAGCCATCACGCTTGAGCATATCCCACTCATCATGTGAATTGCTAGGATCAAGTGACGCATTGACAGCCATGTTGGGCAAGGTCATCAAGTCCTGTTCAATCATCAGCTTGAGCATTGGACTACGCCATGCCCTAGTCGGCATCCACCACACAGTATCAGGATTAGCCAAGGCAATCTCACGTACACGATACACATCTGCCGCATCCTTGATAGCTTCGCCACGTGTCATATGACGTACACGTTTGGTTTGCTTACGCTTACGCTGAAGCCATGACGATATACCACCAGCATTGATTCGGTTAATCGTCTGCCAAACAGTCTCACACCTATCGTCACGTTTAGCCATGTTTGGATATAGCTTGTATAGCTTGACGTTGTAGCAAGTGACATCACAAAACTCAGTACGATGGTCACATGAACCTGTGTGGTTTTCTGTGTCATTGATAGGGCGGTCATTGGCAAACATACCAATGTCATCACACCAACGAAACAAATCGTCTAATTGAACTTTTGTAAGAGCAGTCATAATACACCTCAGTGTTTAGGGGTTAGGGGTGACACACTATTGCATCACCCCATTGTAGCAGGTGCTACAGTCTATCGTGCCTCATGGATAACAAAGTCGTTGCCATTCTTTGAGACAACACGATACAGGTTCCAGAATGGGTTGCCATAGTAGCGAACATGATACCCATCATTTACCTGTAGGAATTTGCCACTGGCTGAAGTACCCACATAGTACTTGCCAAGGCGGTTATATTTACGAGTGTTAGTGCGATCAATAGTTGGCTTGATCCCAGATACACGATTGATAAAGTTAGTCATTTTTACTTTCATATACATGGCACATCTCCTTTTCTGCCAAAGTTTTAACGTACCCTTATTATGGGGTAGGGCAACCCTTATGTCAAGTGTAGCAAGTGCTACACATTATTGGTGGGCAAAGGTGAGTATAAATGCCACCATAGATGATGCAGACAAAAACAATGCTATACCTGCCCCATTCATATGACCACCATACATCAGCACAAAGCTGACAAAGAACCACAAGATGCACATACCCAATGCAATCACCATGAGTGTTAGTTTTTCTGACATATCAATTCTCCCAAAGTAACTTGTTTGTCGGCAAGTTTAGCCGCCATAATTAAGGCATCACACCAATCACCGCCAGTCTCACGCCACACGTGTATTTTGAATGTGTGCCAGTCAATCGGATCACATATACCTACACAATCAAGCACATGATCTTTGTATGTAGCCATACGCATTTCAGCATCAGTCATCATTGTTTAGTCTCCATTAAATGATAGGATTGTAGCAGATGCTACAGTTTTCTTAGCACCAAAGATTTTATGCCAACGTGCTGTACGTTCTTGTTTAGCTACAGCCTCAAGATAAGCCTTGATATTGTTAGCCGACATCATAACGCCATCACGTAATTCAGGATGTCTACCTAAATATGCTACACGTTCTTGATCAGGTGCTACTCTTTCAAGTGTACCATTTGAGCGAAGCCTACCCATACGATTGACATTCACCATGCGTCCATTTTCAAAGTTTTTAGCCATGAGTTTTAGCCCTTTTTTCTGTTTGCTAAGTTAAAGTCCCGATTATCAACAGCATCAATACAACATTGTTCGGTTGATGTATAGTGTAAACACTCGCCTGTATCCGCATCACACACAAAATAATCTCGCACTTGGTTATTGTGGTCATGCCAAAAAATCTTATAGCCTTTGTAATTAAACATTTTGTGTCACTCCGATTGTAGCAGGTGCTACAGTTAAAATGTGAAACCTAATTGCCACCATTACCAATGACAACCTGCATTGTTTTACGATGAGGCACTAAATAGCCCATGTCAAGCGCAAACTGTTTGGCATCAGATTCGGTTGGAAAATCCCTAGTCAATATGTGGGACGTTTTACCGGATACGCCATAGCTAACATTTAGACGACTACCCTCAATGCCCCATCCAGATGTGTATGAAACATAGAAGTTTTTAGCGGTAACTGTTCTTAACTCTTGCATCTTGTGACCTCATTAAAATTGTAGCAGGTGCTACAGTTAGGGTTGAAATAGCCTGATTTCCAAGCATCATCTATATTACCCCATGCCCATGCTTATGTCAAGTCAGCCCCATACCCATGCTCCATACTATCACGTACTGACATAATATGTTCATCCCCATGTCGTCCCCATGCCCTGTGTACTGTCATATGACACGCCAAATTGTGGGCAAAAGAAAACCCCGCCGAAGCGGGGCAAGTGTTGGGGAAAGTGTAGCAGGTGCTACATTGCGGCGGATTGTTTAGCAGGTTTTTCGTTTGCTTCATCAAACCAGAATGCAATCACCTTGTCAAAATCAATACCGCTTGCCTTGGCAAATTCTTCTATAGCGGCAAATTGCGCTTGCCAATTTTTTGCGTTGGTTTCTGTCCAGACTGTAGCAGGTGCTACATTTTCTGCAGGTGCTTTTTTGCCTTGTCCAGATTTGCCTTGGCGTTTTGCTTTTGCTTTTGCAATAGGCATACCATTGTCATCTAATTTTGATACCTTTTCGCGTATGCCTCGCACATGAGTAACGTTATCCAATAGACCATTTTGAACAGCGTTTTTCACTCTTTTGGCGTTTGTATCAATCCAAACGATTGCGGCCAGTTTATCATGTGCCGCATTTTGACGCCCTGCAAAGAGTGAATACCCTGCTTTTGTTAAGGCATCAATTAGCGGTTGTCCGCGCAATTTACCTTTAATTGCTACCACGTTTTTTGCATCCTGCAAAATCGCGTCAATATTATCATATAGAAAACCGGCTTGCCGATTTTCCAAACGTGACATTGTTTGATCATGGTTTTTTTCAAATTTAACTAGTACAGACATTTTTTTATTCCTCTCAAAATGTGGCGTTGGCGGTATTGCCTTGCCGATAATTAAAAGTATCAAATGCTAGCGTTTATGTAAAGCACAACGTGACATTGTAGCAGGTGCTACAGTGATGAATAATTGACACCTTGCCCGTCAATACCTTGACACCTGTCATTTTTTTGACGCTACTATCATGTGTACTATCGTACAACTATCATTACTGTCATAGGTCAACACTGCTGACCTATCTATGTTAGGGGTAGGTGATGCACCTGCAATGCGACCGGATGCGTTTTCGTGTAGTAGCACATTAAAACACAAGGTGCTAATGCCAAGTGATACTATATCACCTTGCCTTTATTGCGTTTTTGTTTGCTTTTCAATCGTTTAATTGTCGCACCTGCTACAATTATGCGGCAATATTTATTTTTTTATGCCGATTTGATGCCGATTGACCGACTACGCTCATTTGTCAAGGGGTTAGGCGGGGGCCATGGCCGGGGTGTACGTAGATATATACAGAGAAATACACAGATCAGGAAAATTGAGTGTTAACCACAAGGATAAGTGACACTATTATATGCACAAGTATTGTGCAACTGCCTAAAAATTAGGCAACTATAAGGGGTGTATGGACCAATTTAATCTTTTTTCAATTAGGGGGGTTGACATACTTGACGAAATCTGTTATAATTATGTATAACTAAGAGACATTATAAATGTAACATTAAAAATGTCTATACAATAATAATAAAAACTATTACAATGCTTCATTTATAATGTACATCCAATCTTGCTAAATACCATTATAACTGTACATTCTAACTGTACATTAAAGAAAACTCTTGACAATGGCTAAAAAATCCGTAAAACTATACACAGACAATGTACTTGATGCATTTTACGATGCTATCCGTACTAATACATTAGACCGTCTACATATACCCCACAGTGACGTATTTTATGTACGTAGTGCAGTTGAAGCCCACTATGGGCGTTCATTTACTTTGAAGCACGTAGAAGATGCTATGAGGGCAGAGGGATGGACAGAGAAAGATGAATAATGGTTTCATTCTTCCTATACATCTCCGTAATCATCACAATAGATGGGCAGGTTAAGACCCACACTGTTGTAGCGGATAGTTGCCCCAGCACAGAGTACGTGATGCAGTCACACCAAGCAATGGT